CTTGAGTTTGGCATACAGTTGCTGATGGATGTTGGCAGCGATGTTTACGCCGGTCGCCTTGACGCGGTCTACCTGTGGGCTGACCAACGTCTGGCCGATTAACCGCCCATCGGTCACTCTGGCGGCTTCAGCAGCATCTTTATATACCGCCAGATCAGCGCAGGCATAGAACGTACCGTCACTGCGGTTTTTCTTTATTACATCGACCGCGCTGATGCGGACATAGCACCCTGCGGCCACGAAATCCCCTTGCAGGGGTACACTTACAATGAGTGCCATGTCAGTTCTCCAGCAGGTTCGTGACCTGCATTTCGAGTGCAGCAATACGTGATTCGTAAGCCTCTTTGATCTCTTGGATCTCGACGTGATTCTGCCACGTTGCACCTACGAGCAAGCGGGTCGTGCCGCCGACGCTCACCATTGAATGGTGTCCCAGTGCGGCATCTTCTGGCGAGCAGTAAGACAACACCCCCGAAGCCATCAGATCATCGCGGTTGTAGCGAATCATATCGTCCCACTTTGACCGTCTGATGGTTTCTGTTTTTGAGTATTCCAGAGTATACGCTCTGAGTAGTTGGTTATCGTTTACTACGCCGCCGAGTTCTTCTCTCACGTCGAAGGCTCCACCATCAGAGCCGTCGTACTTAATGTCCCCGTCCTCGTCTACGATGAATTTGGAGTGGATATTCCCGGCGTTATCCTTTCCACGAACGCCAAACATCACCCCATCTGCCGTCATATTCGACAGGCTCCCATCTGTAGCATGCTCCGATATAAACACATCAAAAAGAGCCGCCGCAGCAGTACTTTGCGTGTCAGATGCTTGTCCTCCGAAGGCACCCAAGAAAACGACTTGCTGTGCATTTTCGTCTTCTCTATACCCATTGAGGACCATCCCCCCGTTAACGCCCGACTTTCGGACAATCATGTAGTCATCAGCTTCAGCGCCCCACCCACCCGGGTCACCGTTAAGGTTGATGTCAGAAGATTTGATCGAGAAAGCGATATTGTCAGACCCTCCCTGATTGATCGTCAGGCCGGTGGTCATACCGGTATGAACAGATTCTCGAATGCCAACCAATCCAGACCCCGTATGGAAAATATTGTCGCCACCACCCGCATTGAGAACCATATAACTGTTAGAGTGGTCGTATCGTATATGCGCTTGGTTGGTAGTGTTAGCAGTATCGGTGAAGTTCAATTCGCCTATGCCGCTGGTGCTTGTGGCGATAACTATTTCCGCCGTGGCATCACTCGTGTCACCCACAATAATTCCATGAACACTGTTGATATAGGAAGATGGCGCAGCGTTTCCTATCGCAAGGTCGGTTCCATCAAACGTCAGCTCCGCCTCGCCTTGGAAAGCATTCGAGCCTGTGACGGTAGTGACGGTGTTATTGGTGGAGCCGGTGAGGGTTGCACCACTTGTTTGCGCCACCCAATCTAAGTTTCCACTGCCATCCGTTTCCAAAACCTCACCGTCCGAGCCGTCAGCCACAGGCAACTCCCAAGCAACACCCCCAGATGCTATAGTGAGAGCAGTTCCATTGGAAACCAGATACTCGCCGCCTTCGTCGTACAGATAAAATTTGCGATCATTGCCAAATCTGGCGACCTCATTGCCATCATCTTGCTGGATAACCAAATCCTTGCCATTGACCAGAGGCTTGAGGATAACATCACTGGACGAGTTGAAGATCCGGAGCATATCAGTACCGCCATCAGCATAGACGACTCCTTCTGTGGCAGTATCTGAATCAAGCGTGATGCTATCTACAGTATCTATAGTTACTGCTCCAGAATCGCTACTATCATCGGTGGTGGTGATGCTGTAGACACCAGCCGAACTCACTGCATGTGTGACATACTCACCGCTGTCGTATTGAAGGATCAGCGGGGCAGTGGTATCGGTGACTGTAATGGGGTTGCTAATCGCGAACGCACCACCGCTGATTGTAGTAGCTCCGCTGAAGGTCAGGCCGACATTTGTGCCGTCGTAGGACAGGCGCATCCGCTCCAGGGCCGTCTCGCTCTCAGCTACAGCAAACACAAGGTCCGTGTCGTTAAGGGTTGCACTGAAGGTGTCGTCAGCTTCGGCCCAAATAGATGCCGCAACTAAAAGAGCATCTGCACCTGTTTCAAGCGGAGCCTGGAAGTCAATGCGCCCAAGAACATTGCCATCAACAACTGTAGGCTCGGGTGTTAGAAGCGTCAGGGTGGCAGCGCCAGAATTGATATTCAGAGTGGCAATCTCGACAACTGTTCCGCCCGTCGCATGAGCCCCCCATGCAACATTGAAACCAAACTCCCCGTCTTCACTGCCCGCCGTATCAATTCGACAGATTGAGGTTAGTCGTGCAAAGACATCCTGATTGTCTGAACTATCGGGCATCTTGAAAGCAATGCCGACACCCGAACTGTTGTCCGTCATTTGAGCGTTGTCTGCGGGGTCCCACTCAATCGTTATGGCGTCTCCAACTGCCGCCGCAGCATTGTCGAGGTTGATGAACCTCGCGCCTACACGAGACTGGGTGAATCGGATGTCAAACGCCGCATCTGTAGCGAGGTCTGTCTGAGTCGTGCCGTCAAGGATCTTTGAGACAATCTGAGGGTTCAGATCAACCGCAGCGCCGAGGATCGGCGTATTCGTATTATCGAGCGCTGAATGATCCGTCAAACTGTCGAATATTAAAGTTGCCATTGGATCTCCCTATGCGGCCAGAATATACCGCCGCCTCACGTATTCAATATCCAAGCCGTTCAACTTGAACCACTGATCAGCGGAAGTGCTTTGGATGCGGATCATTATATATGACCCCCTGCGAACACTGCCGATCCGGAACCAATTTCCACTCACCGTAGCACCACCCCACATAGCCACACCCCACTCACCGTCAGCCCAACCTGCCGCATCTCCAAATCCACCCGGAGAATTTGAGTTTCCACCCGGAATCGGCAAACCAGACCGACCCAACTGAGTATGCACCGTAAGTGAATACGTGCCCTCGGTTTCGGCATCCAGATAGATTCTCCCATACTTTTTCATGCTTCCACGGTAATTCTGCGAATAGGCGGCAGTGGTGATGCTGCCGGTATAAGAGGCCCCGTTACGATCGTCCCCACTATTCATCTTGAACACCGTCCCATTCGCATCCCCCATAATCTGAATCAATTCACCATCAACACGCACCATCGCCCCGGCGGTGCGATTCCTCAGATCATGCGTGGTCCATCGAGGGGCCGTATTCTTACCACCACCCGCGACATTACCGATCAATCCTTCATCTGGCTGGGCGTCATCGAGAGTGTATTGCCACCAGTATTCACCTCTGGAGGGGTTGTAGGTTGACCAGTTCATGTCCTGATTCGTCTTGTCTCGGCGGTCTGAGATGGGCTTAACCCATTCCCCGGCGTTGCGGACGAAGAACCCGCCCGTAGCCAGCGTGGGAACCATCTCGTGTATCCCCTCGTCCGACTGAAACAGCAGAGAACCAGACCGGAATGACCCAGAGGTCTCTTGGATCGTGTGAGACGCCTGCGTACCGAGGGTGCCTGAAATCCTCTTGATCACAGCCGAGCTAAGAGTGTCCCCGCTGGAGAGCCGGAAGATGTGGTTCCTCTTGAAGATGATCAGGTTGCCCATGAACTCCCTGAGACCTGTAATCGACCCTGTGCCTCGATCAACCTGGAACGATCCTCCGCCAGAGAAGTTCTCCGCGTTGTCAGCGGCGGAGTAGAATATGGTATCATCAACGGACATCCACATCCGTCCAAAGGCCGGGGTGGGGAATCTGCCCGCAGCCGGGGGAGAGCCGCCCAAAGCGCTTATACCGGCCCCTGAGGTGTATTTCTGGGGTGCATCGCTGGTGTCGTTATTCGTCAGAATGAGCAGATTAGCCGTGGTGGTAGCCCCGTAGAACATGACCCCTTCCCACCGCTTGTTTGCTGTGGTAGTGAAGGTTCCCGCTGCGCCCCCTGAAACCGCACTCCAGTTTCCTGTGGTGCGCTTATAGATCCCGCCATCCTCTGACGTGGCGATCATCTCCGTGCCTTCAGAGTAGTCAAATAACCCTGAAACCGTCCCGTTTACATCGTCACCCAAAAGAGTATATCCGCGCATCTTCTCGGGTTCCTGAGAGGAACGGTCATATACAATGTTGTTCGCAAACTGAAGAGCACCTTCGGGCCATTCGGGGTTATTCGCCCCTGACAGCCGATATATGCCTCTACCAAGAAGTTCGTGTGGATCGTGGCGGTAGGGCACTATCTATGTCTCACAGTATCGAAGGCTCTTCCAGATCGAGCCGGATAGTTCACCCCATAGGAACGGCGGTAGGTCTCCACGCTGAAGCCGACGTTGATCTTCTCCCGGTTCTCCCTGCGGATGACGTTCATCATGGAGATTTCAGCTTCCTGCTCGGCCACCGAAGCCTGATCAAAGGCTTCGTCCCACTTATGGGCCGCAGCGACCACCTTGTGCTCGACATAGTCGTAAGCGCTCTCAGGAGCGTCCCCGCCGAACATATTCGTCCCAAACGTGGTGTTCTCCGTGAAGAACGCGATATACCACAGTTCGACCAGGAACTCTTCCGTAGGGAATGGCCAGAGCTTGAACTGTGGATTGTCCGACGAGTCCGCGATAACCGGAGCAATGAGAGTCGGTCGTCCAGAGGTGTCCCTGTGAGGATCTCCGCCAGATCTCCTGTAAAGCTCTGGCAGAGTGACGAGATCTAGGTGATTATCCTCCAGCAGGCCCGAAATCCCCGAGGACCATGTTCCTGAGTCCCCATAGGAGGCAATCGACAAGGCACCAAAATCGAAGTCAGAGTCTGATATGGCATAGTCATCTTGGAAGATCCTATACCCCTTCGCCGTAGAAGTGGCGTCTATATAGTTCGCCTCAATCGTGATCGTGTCGGGAGTCGATCCAAGGCTTACGCTGCTGATCTTGTAGGACTTCTGGGTTCCAGCGGCCCGGAAGAACATCCCTGCCACAGCACCAGTGAAGGAATCGGCGTTGTCTCCACTGGAATCGACTGAAGTGACGGTGGTGCTACCGTCAGTAACCGCTGCGGAGCCAGTGGTGATCTCGGCGGTGGTAACGAGAGTAGTGCGCTTGTAGAGCCAGTCGTAGTCCAGCCGATCCACCAACCCCCTGACGGCGTTGTTGGCTACCTCGATTAAGCGCTGCTGAAGGATGTTCGTACTGGTGAACGAAGTGATCTCCGGTTCACCGATCTCCTTCAGGCCCGCGTTGACAACTGTTCCCAGCGTCTTTGGGATCTTGGCCTAACCCTTCTTAGTGGGGAGTCGGATCATCAATCCGTCGAGGGATTCCACCTACGCACAGGTCCCGATGACGACCACGCTGATCGCATCAGCAGCAGCAGCCGACAGAGTCGTCATTACGATATCTCCGGTATCTGGTGTGTCGTAGTCACGCTCTCTCTGTAAGCCGCCGATGTCTGAAAAATCCAGCACCACATTCCCGGTATTACCGAGTTGATGCTTGTAGATCAGATCATTAGACGACGCATCATGGAACTCCAACTGTGCAGAGATGCCAGCAGTCGCAGAGACGTGGACCTTGGAGATCCGCATGTTGTTGGTGTAATTGAGATCGGAAAGATTCACGATGATCGTATCCGTGAACTCGCCCGTGCCAGCCCAGGTTCCAGACCATGTGGCGACAAAGGCTTTTCCGTTATTGTAAAGTGCTGTTACTGGGGTAGGAACTGCCATGCTTGTATCCTTTCAATTTGTTGTGCGTAGCAGGAGCGAGGACCATAGCAGTAGTCCCCGCTCCCGTCGATTACTTCTTTGACTTGGCCTTTGCCTTCGGTTTAGACTTTAAGACCGATTGAACATCATTCAAGGTGCATTCTCGATGAGTGTTATTAAGACGTTCATGGATCTCCTTGTCGGACAATCCCTGTTTTGATAACGCCTTAATTACATCATCATGCATTAACTGCCGTCATCTGTGGAGTTCGAGAACACCGTGATGCCAGACGTGGCAGCAAATACGTTCTCGAAACCAGTGTCTGCGCTTGGAGTCGTATTGTCGGTGATGTAGTTCACGAAGTTCCCAGCCGCAGTCGCGGTCATGTGATTATTATGCGTCCGTTGCGTGGCAGTATTAGCCACGATGATACACGCAGTATCAGCGCCCCATGCGGCAAGGTTGTTGTTGTTCGCAACCATGCGGGCCGCAGCAACGCCATTGTAAATACACCCACTCCCATCAGCACCGCTGGTCAGCATATCGCAGTATTCAATCGTGCAGGAAGTTGCCAGGACCTTGACGCCATTCAACGTTACGTCGGCAACATCGTAAATCTTGCAGTTCCGAACGGTGGAATGCTCGGAGCCAACATTGATCAGAATCGCATTACGACCTGCCTCGATGATCGTACAGCCTTCGACCAGCGCAGCCAGCGCACCATCACTGGCGTCCGTACCCAGAGTAATACCATCCCGGTCTGAATCGGTCATACCGGCCTGATCAATCCAGCAATTCAGAATGCGAACACCAGAGAAATCTTCGCCAGTGTCCGACGTGTTCACGTCGATGGTCGCAGTTCCAGCCGTTGCCGCAGTGACGTTGTCATCGAACCTGATACTATCGACCGTCACATTGTTCGCATTGATCTCCAGCATACTGACATCAGTAGCAGTCGAGATTGTCACGTTCGGATACTGACGCGCACCAACGGGCTGTGCAGCCGTCAGAGTCATATCGTCTTTGCCGATTGTGATTGCCGCCGTAATGGCAATGCTCCCAGGAAGAAGAGCTACCGTGTCGCCGCGACCTGCCGTACAGTCGCCAATAGCAGACTGAATTGTAGACAGAGGACGTTCTGGGGTTAAGCCATCGTTGTCGTTCGAGGCACTAAGCCCTGAACCTGTACGGCCTTTTGCAGCGACCGAGCCGCCACCAACGAAATAAACCCGTCCACCCGGCTTATCGAGATTGACCCACATACCGGATGTGGGATTGAAGATGAGATTTGCCACGTTTGTTCTCCGTCCCTAAATGCCGCATCCGTGCGAAATTGAGCCAGCAACCTCCTGCGCTGGCGGAACGGGCGGGGAGGGCGGATTTGCCCTCCCCTAACCCTATGCTACGCCTGACCAGAACAGAAGAAACCCTTCGGATCAGTCCAACCCGAGGACTGGGCGAACATCAGAGTCACCTTGTAGTCCTTGGTATCGAAATCGTACTCGTAGTCCGTCCACGGCTCTTCTCTGGTATACAGAGTCAAACCATGGTCCTGCTTGTCGGACAGTACAAACCAACGATCCGTGTCGGTCAGGTAGTTCCACACGACCGGCTGGACAATACCCTTCACAGGGTTGACCGCGTTCGTGTTGTCATCCGGCGTCTGGCTCGACTGGAGCAGACGGTCGGCGTTGAAGCGCTCTTCCTTGGGAACGACCACGTACTGCGGCTGAATCTGAAGCCGCTTGCCGCCGCCGTCACGGAAGTCGGAGAAGTCGATCAGAGCCTGTTCCAGAGAGGTCTGGCTAAGATCAGCAGCCGAGGACAACTCGTTTGAATAGGTCTCACCGTTCTCGCGCACATGAGCCGCTGACGACAGTTCTACGCCGTCTGCTCCAGCATAACTGGAGTTTGCTGCCCTGTTGAAGTGGTTCGCCAAGAGGGTCTCTTCTGAGGCGTCAGCCGACAGAGAGAGTTCCGTGGCGAGGTCTTCCATAAGACCATACAACTCGTCCCGGTACATACGTCGAGTGACTCGGAAGCCATTCGCGTAGTCCAGGTGAGTGAAGGTCTCAAGAAAACCCTCGTTGTTCGACAGGTAGGAGATCTGCTCGCCTTCGGCGACCTGCTGCATCACGCCTACTCCGCCAGCGGTCAGAGAGTGTTCGCGGTACTGGCTTGACTCTTTGACGTTGAAAAGCGTACGACCAACGCTGGGACGCTGACGCCATTTGTGGAAAATGACGGTGTCGATCCCGCGAAGCGTTGTCGCGTTTGTCCAGTTGGCAGTCTGTTCAATTCCAGCCATGACCTAAACTCCTGCCGCTAACGTGAGAAGACCTTCGCCGACGTTCAACTGGAGAACCCAGTCGGCATTGGCAGCAGTTCCATCGTTGTCCATTCGCGGCACAAAACCGAGTCCAACAAATCCACCAGTGGACGTGCCACCATCAGAAATGTCCAACTCATGCTTCGAGATGAACGTAACGGTCGAACCAGTTGTTGCTAGATGATTAAACCCCTGGAACAACTCCAACTGAGCGGCGGCTTGCGTGCCGTCGTCTTGAGCCTCATACAACTGATCCGGATGATCTGAAATCAGAACCGGATCAGCCGACGTAGCAGTTGCAGCAGATGCTGCATGATACGCAAGATTGGAACCCAGTATAACATTATCACCAGCCGCAGCAACATTGACGTTACCGTCAGCAGCCGCCGACATGACATCGTTGATATACTGAATCTCCGCCCCGTCTGACGCATATGGACGGCACCGCATTAGGGCCGAATAAGGTACGAACCCGTGCGGGCGATCTACATTAGCCATGAGACGATCTCCCCTTCATTTTTTTAACGGGGCCGAATTGCCCGCGTCGGGTTCAGCACTTGGTACTGACCCTTACTCAGCGGCGTTCGGTGACAGACGTTCCGTCACCATTGCCGCCTTCTCGATCGCGTCGTCCTGCCAAAGCCTTTGATACCTGATCTGCCTTGGAGTGATCCAGACCACGCTGTTTTCTCAGGTAATCGTACGACTTCTGTTGGTACGCGTCCCTGGTCTTTTCTTGTTCTTCAGCCCGAGCCGCAAGCTGATCGTTTACTCTCTGATCCTTCTGTCTTCGCCGACGCTCTGCCAGTTCGTGAGGGATCGTGACATGAGTCATCTCGTTGGTCCGCAAAGATCCATCTTCACTGGAGGGCTGGTGTTCACCAGCACCGCTCGTGACAGTGGCTCCCTGTCCCTTGAAATGCTCAATCCTGTCTGCCCTGACCCACCGGCCTTGGGCACCATCCGACTCGATCTTGTCCTTGATCCTCTGTGGCACAGCGAGGTAGTCGTGGCGGTCGAGGTCCTCAATGCGAGTGATACCAGCGGTGGAGAACAACTCGTCATCGTCGGTAGACGGAGTCGCAGGACTCAGATCGGAAATGTTCATCACCTGCCGATCAAACAAATCAACGATGGTGGAACGATGCTTACGGGTGATGTGTGCCCGCAGGCTTTGCTCCACATTGTGCATCCACGGCTTCCATCCACAGATGCCACATTCAGAATCATGGCTCTCCATCGACTCGGCCAAGGCCCAATCAACCGCTTGGCGAAACTTGGGTACAACCTTGTCTTCAACCATTTGCAGCCCCCGCGAAGTGCGAGCGAGAGGTGTTCGCGGCATCGTCCATCTGTTCCTGCGACATGGCGCGAACTGAAGCAAAAGGCGACTTCGACGGATCGAGAGTCTCGTTCTTCGTGACAGCAGAAGGAGAACCGTTCCCACCAGAAGAAAACGGATTGGTAGGCTGTCTGGGTTTTGCCCCAGGCTTGATCTTCTTTCCCTTGATCAGATCATACACCACACCCTTGAGGATCATCTGAGCACCATGCGGGGTTGATGCCGCCTGTGCCATCTGAGGATCATCCAGACGAGCGGTGTATTCGGTCTCTACGATCCGTTTTTCAGACGCGGTGGAAATGACGCCCTCATCAACAAGGGACCTCAACTCGTTGGTGATTACCACACCGGACTGAACCTGACTTCGCACGTTACCCGCCGCCGCTCCCGCTGCCAATGCGGCTTCGTTCCGTACGTCTTGCATGGTGACTTGCTCGCCCGAGCCAATTCGCCTCGAAAGGTGTTTCTCGATCGTCTCGAACGTCTTCTGACCAACTTCATCGTCTGTGTAGTATCCTCGGATTTCCCTGGTCAATTCATCGAGTTCGGCGGCTTGATTAGCCGTCTGACTCTCGTTGTTCTGCTGTTGACGGGTCCATTCCTGCCACTGGTGGTCGCGCTGCTGGATGAGTCGCCGGACGTTCGCCTGCTGAGAGGTAGACAGTGCTCCACTCTCATTAGGGTCACGATCCGGCGTATCTACAGGAGTTTCCCTTGTAGACTCATCCACGGCCTGCGGATCATTTTCTGCGGCACCGGCATCGACAGGCTCCGTCGATTCAGTGTTGGCGACTTCAGTCATCTCAGTAGCCTTTCCTCTTGTAATTTCTGTTGTTCGCCGTCTTGCCCGAGGAACTCTTCCCAGAGGCCTTACGTAGTTTTCCTGGTGCCTTTTGGGCAGTCTTCGGGTGCTTCTTTATGTATGTCACCTCAGAACTGCTTTGCGGCCCGTTTCCCAGTCGGCACCTGGCCGCCCTTCGACTTGGCCTTGGGAGTTCCCTTCGGCTTTGCGCCACTCGCCATCTTCGGCGTTTTCACTCCGAGTCCGGACTTCATGTTGCGTTCTCCGCGTTAGACTTCATCGCTTGAAAGGCCGTAAGCCAATCAGCGTGGGTGAAGTTGCCGTGCTTTACGACAACCGGGGGTATTACATCCATGTTCACGATCAGCCACTTATCCCCACTGAGGATGTTGCGGGAAATCGCGTTTTGCACGTTTTGCGGAACCTGATCAATAGCGCTCGTCATGGCCCGTCTTCGTCCGTGCGTTGGCTGGTAGCTCGGCTACGGCAGTCATGATTTATCGCATATCAGTATAGAAATCATCTGATATATCTGGTCCACCCTCTCTTGGTGTAGGCCCCTTGGTTCGATTCGGCAAGTCTCTTCGACTTGTTTGCCTTGCCGCGAATCTGGATAGAGCCTTGATCAGGCTTTTCACGTCCTGAAGATTTGCTCCCGAGGAAATGAGTCCATTTGCTATCTCGCCTATTTCCTGTCCATTTACAGCCGACCCCAACCTCTCAACACTTCTTTCTGCAAAGTGCCTATGGAGAACTGGTCTACCTTCTTTGAAGGTGATCGGATAGGATTCCTTGGACTGCCTAAGGAAGTCGTCAATGAACTGCATTGCTCTTTTTGATCCAGCACCAGTGCCAATCTTTATTCCGCTCTTAATCGACCCCCCCACATCGAAAGGCATCTCATCACCTCTGAATAGTCTCTCCATGTACGGAAGGTCTTCGAGAGACATTAGACTGGCAGGCATTGGGGGTGTGGGTCGGGTGTCCTGGCTCGGCATTCCAATGGGACCTTGAGACGTACCCGTAGACATAGCAGACGCAATCGCTTGCAGCATCTGTGGATCTATGTTGGGCATCATCGTCATGGCCCATCTTCGTCCGTGCGTTGGTCCGTGTGGAAGTCCTCCAATGCATTCTCTCGGTAATTCCCCAATCTCGCCTGAACTCGCCTGATCCCTTCCAGCACTCCAGCCTGGAAGTTGACCTTCTCAAGGTCTTTCCCTCTGGCGTCTCCGGTGAGGATCACGGTTTCCTTGCGAATCATCTCATCAATGACTTGAGACACGTCAGAAAAGGCCGGGTTTGTTACCAGATCTCTTCTGCTCCGCACGTCCACCCAAGCGGTTCCGTTCATCAGCGACGACGCCTCCATCTTTTCGATGGTGCTCTTCTGCTCCGCACGTAAGAATATGGGGCCAGGTCTGGTGGATATGGGGCTAGGTCTGGCTCGAACTCTCTCATGCCCTGCATACCTCTTATATAAGCAGGGAAGTCACGCTCCGAACCCTGACTAAATCCTGGGTCGCTATAGGGATTGCGGCCCCGAGGCGGCGTGCGCTGACTAAATCCTGGCTGACTATTATCCCTATAGCCAGTTTCCACAGCCGGATACTTGAAACCGTACTGACTATAGGGATTGCCGCGCCGTGGATCCTCATTGACGCGCCCGAACGCCTGCATCTCAGGAGGCACCCTTCGTTGACCGTTACCGCCCATAGTCGCACTCATTATCGCTTCCAACATGGCCAGCATTTCTGGGTCGGCATTTGCAATTGGATCTTGCAGGAGTGGGGTTCTTCCAAGGGCTCCCATATTCGGCCCTGCGTTCTGACTATAGGCAGGGTTGCGGTTTTGACCATATGGGTTCATATACTCGGGTCTAGGCATGTCGTACTCCTTGGTTGTGGTCTCTTTTGCTACGTACGTCCACCCGTGTAGTTCCGTTCAATCATTGATTATCCCAATAGCTCCCCATCTGATCGGCACCTTTGTCATAGAAATTGCTCCGTTGCCTTGGGGGAGGTAAGGGCGAGTCAATCATCCCATACCGGTCATTTCGTAGCAGTCGTAAAGCTGCCTCTGCAATCTCGGGTGAGATATCTAGATTCTGATTGGCGTAGATACCGGAACGAGCTGCAAATCTCAGCTCATCGACACTATACCTCTGAGCAGCATCTAGAGCCTTTGAGTCGAAGTAAGGCTGGAGGTCGGGGGCGAGGGATGGTCCGAAGCGTCCGAATTGGGAAACTCCAGAGGGGGTCTGATATTCACTTGGCCTGTTTGCGCGTTCAGGATTCCATCCCGTTGACATTATGTCGTTCATATAGTGGAAATCCGCTCCCGTCTGCGGCCCCATCAGACCACGTGGCAAAAGGGCTTCGGTATCACGTATTGGCGTAGCCGACTTTCCTGCTGGACGCGGTCGCGTCGGACCCTGACTAAATCCTGGGTCACTATAGGGATTGCGGCCCCCCCTGCCCATAGTCTTGGCCATTATCTGCTCCAGCATGGCTATCGCTTCTGGATCGGCATTATTAATGGGATCTTGCAAGAGAGGAAGGCGTGGCCTTCGACTTGATTGACCGTATGGGTTGTAATACTCGGGTCTAGGCATTTTGTATCCCTTGACTGTGGTCTACCATGCTGTGTTCGACATCATCGTCATACCGGAGACCCCGGTTGCGGCCCGCCTGCGGCCCCATTAGCGCTAGGAACGGCTGGAGATGCGTTGACATCGCCCATACCGCCCTGCTGCTCAACTCCTTGTAGTGAGGCCACATTACGTGCGTTGGGCTGCTGCTGTTGACCAGGTTGTCCTTGCTGCTGGTTTTGTGCTGCTATGAGCCTTTGCTGTTCAGCCATCTGCTGCTTGCGCTGTATCGCGGATTGAGTGGCCTGAATGTGGCTCATGTGGCCTTGGATATTGGGCCTGCCCAAGGCGAGGTATTGAGACGAATTGACGTGTTCCATGTGGAACCTGAGATGCTCGGCGTCGTTGTCGTTGGGATGAACGGGAGCAGCGGTCCCGGTGCCATACAGCATCTGATCCATCTCGCCATTCTCTTCGCTGGCGTCCTTCTGGGGAGCAACCCCCGTGGCCGACTTGGGTCCGATAAAGCGGTGTGGATCGGGAATCCCGCCAGACTCGATGATGAAGCTCTCCGCTTCCCACCGTCTGCCCAGATCCTGATTCATAAAGGGACTGACCTGCAACAGCCCCTGTAGAACCTGCGCCTGCTGCTGCTTGAGCATGGTCGAATACATGCCATGGTTGGACCCGAGGCTGAAGTCATACTCACCTCTGAACCAGAGTTGATCCCTAGTCAACTTCTGGGTCAAGGGACCCTCTCGGCCTTGCAGGCGCATTATCCTCTCATCTGGACCGAACTGAATCTCAGACTCGTATACGAGATGGCAGAGGCTGGAAAACTCGGTTGCGTCCCCGGAGATGACCTCGGAGGTTCGAGCAAGAGCCTCCTGCTGTGTACCCACAAAGCCCGTGGCATGACGGGCCGCAGCCCCACGGGTGGGGGACACGCCCAAAAAGAGGTCAGTAACCCCGAGGACGCGTTCCACCAGCGAATACAGGAGTTGCTCTTCCTGGTAGTAGAACGAGGTGACGCTTTGTAGTTGGGGAAACTGAACATCCCTCACGTCATCGACAGGAATACCCTTGCCGGGGCGTAAAGTGATTCGTTCGGGCTGTATAGTGGAGGTGGCTCGGTAGAAGAAGAACGGCATGTTGGTGGCGAATCCAACGTCGATTCGCATGTTGTGGATCGTATCAAGCTCGGCTGAAAGGTGCTGGACGATCTCACAAATCCCCATCGAGTCGCGACGAGTGCCGATGGTCTGGAAATTCAACTCAACGAGGGGTCTCTTGTTCTTCCACTGGATGTCGGACAGGCGGAAGGCTCCAAGGATCTTCTCGGGATTGGTCATAAAGAAGAAAACGCACTCAGCCTCTTCCTCTTCGCCTGCCTCGTTCTCCAGAACCCAAGGCATGAACCATGTGAGGATCTCAAACTCTGGATTCTGCCTTGCAGAAGGATGTCGCTTGTGGCTGGCCTGACTGCGGTTCTTGCCGGTGACGTGATCCTCAAGCCTGACCCGTTCCTGTGATCCAGACGAACCAGATTCCGAACGGTCTTGAGAGGGGGCAAGATCGACCCACTTCTCGCGCTCCTTGAGGTTTTCGTCTTCATCTATATAGGGGTAGGACAGATTGCGCTTTTTCCAGATCAGACTGAGAGGCTCCCACTGGCGTATACCACAGTAATCAGCACCAAGGGGATTGGCTGGAGTCACAGGCTGGAGGTTAATCCCGTCCAGAGGGTCTATCACGTCATCCCATGCCACGGGAATCAATAATGGCCCGTTCATCCTCGTCGCCCTCTTCAGAACCGGCTTAAACTCTTCCTCGATCGCATCGCCGTTCTCGTCTTCGAGGATCTCATCGGCCTCGTTGCGCTTAAACTCCCTCTCGCCTCGGACTCGGTAGGTGTATTCGTCCTTCACCCAAGGAACAATCCCCACGCCTCGTCCGTGAATACAGCGGGACTTGGAAATACGGCTCCAAGCGCTCCGTGCGTTCATCCGCTTGGCCTCAAAATGCCATTGAACGAGACCAGCGGCGTTTTTTGCCACCTCGTCGTCCGCGTCTTCTTGGGGTTTGCCTATTACAAGGGGGGCCTGATCAAAAACACCCGACACGAGCCGAGTATTGTAGGCGTCACACAGCCAGTAGGGCATCTGTACGTGAAGATTTGAGGAATTTGGCCATGGACCTTGTCGATTTGCGTCCATAGTGCCACGGAACATCAAATCATAGTCCAAATGACGCTTGCTCCACGACTGACGTGCCTGTATGCCTTCGCGGATAAGGGTGCTGATCGTATCTGCGATCTCTTTCCGCTCGTCCTCGTCCAATTTCAAAGGTTCAGGATCGGGAAAACGTGGAGCTTCCCCCGGAGGACCGTCTATGCCGCTCAGGGCGTCAATAATGAGTTCAGTCATAGACCAATCCCGCCCATAACAAGGTCTACAGCCTTTTTCAAGACTTGATAATCAGCCTCTGCGGCAATGGTAAAACTAGGAGGAACAGAAAGGTTAAAGTCTAACTTCCCTGGCTTATAGTACATCTTCAACGCTCTCAACTGATCCATGGTCAAACCAAGGGGCTTGATCACATCCACTAGTCCCTTAATCTCATCTGCCTCTGAGATCATCGACGTAAAAGTAAACCCCTCGGGCGAGGTTTCGGCGAGAGCGTCATAGTCGTCAATTGCCTGGACGGCTTTTTCTAAGCTCTTGGGAACATCTTTCTCAAGGCGTCCGGAAGATTTTCCCGCCTTGAGGACAGATTCAAGGCTGGGTTTAGACAAGGCCGACATATTTGCCCTCGGCAACATTCTGCCGACGTATTTGCTCGTAATACCTGCCGGTACATCAAACGGCATCTCCTCGCCACGGAACAACCGCTCCGTGTACGGAAGGTCTTCCGGAGACATCAGTTGCGCCTGAGATGACGGAGGTCCAGGCGCAGGCGGCGGGGTGGGCATACGAGAGGGGCCTGTTCCCGCTCCAGTTGACATGGCCGTTGCTATCATCCGCAGAAGCTGCGGATCAACATTAGGCATCATAGTCATAGAAATTCCACGACATATAGAGGCTCACTGCCGCAAACCTACAATATACCGTGGAATTAGGCAACTACATTGTCATTCTACACGGGCGAGGATGTCTTTCTCCCTGACTACGAGGTAGGTGAGCCCACCAGCCTCGATCTCGGTCCCGGCATGTCTGTTTATGAGCACAGTATCACCCACAGACACGTCCATGGGATCTCGCTCTCCAGGCTTGCCTCCGATGGGTTCTCCCGGCCCAACAGCCATGACCTCGGCAGCATCGCCAATCTCCTGGGCGTTATCGGGTATGATAATGCCCCCTGCGGTTGTTTCGCTCTCCGTGTCCATTCTCCTGAGAAGGACCCTATCTGCGGTAGGGGTCAGGTCTTCAATCTGCGAAGCCATGCTTTGCCTTTCTGTAGTAGAGTAAGCTCGACGGGGTCGAGTAAGTCGTTGCGTATGAGATAGTCCACAACCTGTTGCCACACGCCTGCGTTATGAAGCGCAGCCCTTGCGGATTCGGACTTCTCCTTGGTCCAGTCTTCGGCCTGGTCTCCGACGATCTGTTCAGGGAGGCTATATAATAGAAGGGTGAGCCTCCAGTTCCTGGCGAACTCGGGATCTGCCTTCCAGTCGGTCTCGTTCTTTTCCTGCCAGTTCTCCAGTGCGGCTTCTGAGCCGGACCAGTCGAGGGTGTTATACAGATCAGCGAGGGTCATGCGACGAAACCCATATCAATACCCCGTGATGGTGTTGCCGACACCCTTCTCCAGATGCTCTTCTGAATCGTGACTCACTCGAACAGAAGTAGATCCGAGACCTTTGACTGCATTCCAAAGAGCCAGCGATCCAGCAAGATTACCAGTACGTACAGACTGTAGGGTTCTAAGCATAGGCATGTCGTCCAAAAACAATAACTTCGGGATCGCATCGCCATCGTTGCCTCGCATGGAGTTCTGTGTCTTGGGGTCTACAGCCTCGGCTTGAAGCATGTCGTTGACTTCGGAAGTAAGAGTTTCCTTCGAGGGGATCTCTCTTAGCGTCACGCCCGGTACAAGATCGAAGTCGGTAAAGCTGGGCCACCGTTGACGTGCAACCTGGTCTATGTGGGGCTCGGGATAGAACGTCAGTCCGTCAGTCCGGCGTAGTGTCTCTGAAAGGGACCCAGGCTGAGTGGGAGCGAAGATGTGCGAGACGCGGTACTTGTCTTTGAGTTCGATCGACTGACGAAAGACATCTGCGGTGACGGTGGTGTCGATGATCTCATCAAGGATAACGAAGACGGACTCGACCCGATCTTCAAACTCGAACCACCTCTCGCCCACGACACAGACGAACATCGGCTCGAAGCACATCCCCATGACAATCCTTCTGAAAGGAAGTTCGAGCTTCCTGTTCTTCGGCAGGGGAGTGCCGTGCATCTCGTGCGCCATCTCATCCACAGGCGCAACCTGGGTGGTGAGCCACATCACCGACACGCCTTTAGACGTGGGGTAGGTGGCGAGATGGTCGTTCACGCCGCGAACTTTCTTTCCACTGATATAAAGTAAGGACGGATCTCTCCGAATGGATTAACTACGTAGAGACTTTCAACCTCCATACCCCTACCCTTACCAAAGTTAGATATCTCATGCCCCAATCCTACGATTTTCCCACCGGGGTTCAGGCACTGGACGATGGAGTCTTTCATCTTGGTATACTTCCCCACCCTTCTGCCCTCGTAAAACTCCTTGGACTTGCGCTCGTTAAAGGGAGGGTCATACACCATGCAGTCCCACTTATCGTTTCCGGCGTCCTTGAGAAAGCCCATAGCGTCACCGCAGTGGTCTGGCTCAAACTCATCAGAGAGGTCAACGCGAAACTCGTCTTCCACGTCGAGCCTGTGCTTCCCTGCGAAGAGGTTTAGAACCTCTGAGTTGAACTCTCGACATTCTTCCTCCACGACAGCCTTCACTTTGGCCTCTTGGAAGGTGTATTTATATAGCCCCCCCTCAATGTAGAACAGGTTTGGGTCGTTCACGCCGCGAACCCCTCCATAACAAACGGACTGCGTACATGCTTGGACGAGGACCACGCTGGATACGTGCCGTGTCCGTGTTCCTGGTTGGCACCAAAGCACGTCATGGATAAAGCCACGGGATAGTCAACGGGCTTGGTGGGGTTCTGCTTGACGATTCTGTAGCCTCGATCAGATCGTCTGGCCGAGGTCCATGAGAAGTAGGCTCTTGTCTCTTCTGACTCGATCAGATCAAGTCTATCCTCAACCAGCAGGTCGTGAAGAGTGTTGGCCGCACCGATCATCTGCGCCCCGGCCTGACCTACCTCAACGAGTTGGTACCCGTAGCCCCTGGCCTTCAGCCTCTGAATCAGGGTGATTGCCTGAAAGGGGTCGTACCACAACCCCGCTACACGGAAGTTGGTGAAGATGTGATCCATAAACGGCTGGACCTGTGTCACCAGATTCACCGGAGGAGCCCAGACCTTATAGCCCCACTCGATGTAGGTCTCAAACTCATCGTCAGGCGTGATGGCAGTGAGCGCACAGGTATCTCGCTTGGTGGCTACATCCAGCCCCAGATAGAGCACAGGATCAAGTTTGTCGTTCATCTATCCTCGTCTGCTCAATGTAGTCACCGTAAGCCCTGCCTTTACCTAGCACCTGCCTCACCCGAGGTGGGGCGATCTTCTCCAGATGAAAGTCATGCCTGCCAGTTGTAGTACCTATGGAGACGTTGTGACAAAGCACCTGATGGGTGGGGTTCTTCCCAGAATACCACTTGCCCCCGATCCAGACCCTCCACCACAGAGTACCGTTGAGAACCCTGGTTCCATTGGTGGTGGAAGTGCCCAGAGACTCCAGCCTGAATACCTGGGCGGGAATCATCTCCAGCCCTTCAGCCTGACCGGTTAGCTCGTAGACCGCCCCGATCTCAAGCTGGCCCTCAGAAGTAGGAGTGACCCTGTCCACTCTGCCTTTCCTTGCCCGGTGTCCTACGGCGGAGGTGGAAGAGGCTTGTTGCTGGGTACGGAGAAATCAGCCTGGACCGCGAAGACTTCGTCCTCCAAGGCATCCAGCCTACCCAGAATCCTCGCATAAGGATCGTCCTCCTTACCACCCACCTCACGCTCCATCAACCCCCGAACCCAAACACTAACCCCAAGACCCATAGACTTACAGTGCTGGCTGACAGCGGCAGACAGCTTGTCAGACATCCTCACAGTTATCCTCTCCATGGGACCCAATATGCCATGGCAGACACCGGCAGTCAAGGTGTCAGACAACGGAAACTCAAGGATACCATACCCGCCACATTCTAGGCATACTCGCCAGTCCCCACAGGCTGGCGAGTATGGGCGAGTATGGCAAACTACTGCTGTTGAGGGCCGCCGTCATGACGATACCTGTTACCCCCCGTAGTAAATCCCCTGCCGCTCTCATTCACCTTCCTGCGACGCCTCCTTAACCAACGCAACTTCAGCCTGTCTACCTGATCCGCAGGTACCCGCCAGACCCCCTCAACCAGCATACCTATGTTTGAAGCCTCCTTCCTTAACCACGCTAAGTCTATGCCAGACCTATTACTTACCTCACGAAGGGTTAGGGCCTCAGGCAAGTCCGGATTAGAGTCTCCACTTTCAATTCTTTTGAGTCGAGCCCCCACCCCTGTGGGGGGAGGCACGGCCTGAGGACAGGCCTCCCCTGAGGCCTGAGGCCTCAGGCCTGAGGCCTCAGGCCTCAGGCCTGAGGCCTCCGATCCGGAGGCCTGAGGCCTCAGGCCTGAGGCCTCAGGCCTCAGGGGAGGCCTGTCCTCAGGCCGTGCCTCCCCCCACAGGGGTGGGGGCTCGACTCAAAAGAATTGAAAGTGGAGACTCTA